GAGAATTTGACAAGTCCAACCCCGATATAGTCTACGGATCCGCGCCTGGCACGAAAAGTGCCGCGGATCTTTGGGCTACGTATCGGTGGGGCGTTGTTCCACTTTTTGCAGATATGCAAGATGGAGCAGAATGGCTCGCACACAAACTATACGCACCGGTCGAATACAAGCTCACTGCGAGACGTCAAGTCTCAAAGAAAGCTGTAGTCAATACACCGGGTCCCGGTCTCAGACCTAAGGACTGCGTATGGGAGGTTAGGAAGCAGTTGATCTGCTACCTTAAGGAGAAGCCACACAAGGCGACTCTTGACCTTAACGACGCGTTTAGCGTTGCGTGGGAACTGGTACCTTTCTCCTTCGTTGTAGACTGGGCCGTACCTATCGGTACATACCTGCAAGTCAGAGGCCTCGCCTCTACGCTTGTAGGGACCTTTGTCACAACTACGAAAGATAGTAAGCGTACCAGTAATTACGAGAGTTTCACTAACTCTAGTAATACCTGCAAACCGCAAATCCTTTCCACCGTAGTCAACGGTAGAAGTGATGACTTCACGTTAACACGAAACGTCAGTACTACTTTGACGATTCCGCGTCCGACCTTTAAAGGGTTTGACAAGTTGTTGACGTGGAAACATGCTATAGACGCTCTTGCTTTAATGCGTCAACGCATGTCGCTATCAGTTTGATCTTCCCGAAAGGGCTTTTAAACAGAACCCTGTATTCAGGGCGATCAGTATGCCAAACTGATTGTTTTATAGGAGACAGCAATGTCCCAAATGGCAAGTATCACCGTCTATGACGGCGCCGCAACTCCGGTTGCTCACACCTTGGTCCCCATCTTCATTAAAACTGAAAATGGTGGCCAGTTTGCAATGTGGCGGGAACAACTCGCCTCACTGCCGACCGAAGCCCAGGTTCGCCTGGAAGCTCGGTCGAAGGTGTTGAAATCTGGTGTTGCGGAAACTCGTTTCCGTATGGTCGTTCCGGTAATGGAGAGCGTCAGTGGTCAGAACAGTGCGGGCTATACAGCCGCACCTAAGGTCGCCTATGAAGATACCCACGAGTGGGTAACTTACAAGCATCCGCGTTCGACCATTGCGGGTTCACGCCTGTGTAAACAGCTTCTCACGAACCTTTCGAATAACATCGCAACTACGGTTGCGGCTGCTACCTCGGGAGTCTTTGATGAAGCAGTTGACCAAGCAGTCTTCCCCACCTAAAACGTGGCTGACTCTTCTTAGTTCTCTAATCTCCTTGATAAGGAAACTGCAATGGAAAAAATCATATTCCGCAGTTGGGGACAGGCAGTCTCGACGGAAGGAACCAACAAGCTCCTCCATCGTCTCGCCGAAATCCATGCCAAAAGAATCAACAACCTTGAGCTCCGGGAGAACATCTCCGGAATTCTTGGTGCTGTTGATTATTCTCGGCTTTGCGATTATGACGTATCTTATGAAACTACCAGTCTAAATGATGCGCTGAACCTTCGTCAGATTCTTGCTCTCTTCTCTAAGAGGGCAGACCTCGATTTAGGTTACGATAAACGCAGACTGGCCGTGGAAAAGTTCGTCGAATCAGAACGACGATGTCGTCTAATGAACGAACAGTTCCGATGCTGGGAGCAGGGCCGGATTCAATTCCCTCCTGACGTGGAAGCCGCTTTCTTTGCGGCTACGCGGAAAATCTCCCAACTACTAGGACCTGTTCCGTCTCTTGAGACATTCAAGTTCCGGTTTGGCCCTGGGTCGACCACCCAAGTCCCAAAAAGAAAAGCGTGTACGAAAGTAAAACTTTCGCAACCGCTCGCGTGTAGCGGTGACATGAGCCCTATGATCGCGGATATCCTCAGTGAGGTACCGCATCTAGTCGGATTCGCACCCGACGAAGAGCTCAAGACTGTTCCAGTCGAAATACATGCTGGAAAAGTCGTCACCGTGCCAAAGACGGCTAAGATAGATCGAACGGTGATCGTTGAGCCTTGGCTGAACAGTTTTGTTCAGCTAGGGATTGGCGACTACATATCTGATCTTCTTTTGACCGTAGGTCTTGATCTAAAGAACCAGGATAGAAACAAATCACTGGCTCGTATAGGATCATTAACCGGCGAATTAGCGACGCTGGACCTGAGTAGTGCATCCGACAGTATCTCCATCGGACTTGTACGGCATCTTCTGCCGCCTGAGTGGTATGACCTCCTTTCAATGACCCGAACGGGTCTCGTTGAACTGGACGATTGTACTATGCGCCTGGAAAAGATAAGCTCTATGGGAAACGGATGGACTTTCCCGTTGGAAACCCTGATATTTTGGGCTCTAACGAAGTCCGTCAGTGACCGTACCGGTGTTGTCAGCGTCTACGGAGATGACATAATCTGCTCGTCTAACAAGGCGAGTGATGTAGTCAGAATCCTCCAATTCGCTGGCTTTAAACTCAACACCGAAAAGAGCTTTGTCTCAGGTCCCTTCCGTGAATCTTGTGGAGGGGACTACTTTAGAGGCACAGACATACGACCATGCTACATTAAAGACCGCATGACTGGCCATGACGCTTTCCGTCTGCACAACTTCTACGTCGAAAATCTCGATGAGGAGTGTGCTTCGGTGGTCAGAGAAACAATATCTGACTCCTTGGCTCTCTATGGCCCACAAGGCTATGGAGACGGACACCTGCACGACCGGTCGTTTAACGACTGGAAAGACAGGAAAAGAGAGCATATTGAACGTCAATGGAGCGGTCGCCTTTTCGACACCTACACGTATACCAAGCGAGAATTTCGTTTGCGTACGCCTGGTGATCGTATCCTTCCGGTGTATACCATCTATCTACAGGGGGAGACCCCATCAGAAGATGATGTCACTATTTGGGAGGAGTACTTCTATTCGTATCCTTACTGGGTGAGGAAAGCTGTCGCTAAGTTTTGCAAAGCGATGTCCTTCTCATTACCAGTCAGAGATACGCGTGAGGGCGTCAGGGTCCAGTACGTACCCGGACGGAAAGGTTATAGACGTATTAGTATCTACACCTTAG